AGAAGACCTACAATTCATAAGAGTGAGCGTAATCCTGCTTATCTTAAGTTAGTGGTTCTTGAACAGGCCTTACAAAGTCGTTGTCGTGAAGATTTTACACAACAACCAAACACAATGTCTGGTGCCGCTAAAATTGCAGGTGCTGTAGGCACAAGTGCTGGACAATTAAACAAAGCAGTGGCAGATACCACACAAGGCAAAACATTGTCTGGTGCCGCAAAAGATGCTTCAGCCGCATTTGGATCTGAAGTGACACAGTTGTTACAAAACCCACAAGCCGCACAAGCATTAAAATCATTGTTACTAAAATATGGTACAAAGGCCACAGCAGAAAGTCGTAAAATTTTGCGCAGTAGATTAAAAGAAGCCAGTGAAGTACAACAAGCACAAGTAGTATTAGCCTCACAAGATCTAGTTGACCGTATCCAAAAAATGCTAGAAGACACCAGCGAAATGCAATTTAAAGATTTACCAGCATTAGTGGATTCAATGAAAAGCGACATTGGTACAGAACAAGCCACACAGTTTAATGCCACAGTTGGTTCAACACTGAGCACATTAGTACAAAATCTACAACAAGCCAAACAAGGTATGGATGAAGCCATTGGTGTTGTGACAGGTCAGGATGCTATTGCTGTGCCAGGTGCTGATGCAGATGTAGGAGCTGACGCTGGTGCTGAACTAGATGCTGATTTAAGTTTAGATGCAAATATTCCTGCAGAGCCAGAAGATGAAGAAGACGCAATAGAATTAAAAGACTTAGGTCGCGAGCGTCGTTAATATGTACATTAGTGAAATTGAAGGCCGCGACAGCGAACGCATCTTGGCTTTAGTCACTTTTCTATTAGGTAGGGCCAAGGATACTGATTCAGAAAAAAGAATTAGTACTCCTAGCCTTATTAAATTAGCCCAACACATGGGGCTGAACCTCACAGTTGACCAATTGATTGATGCCAGTCAACAACCTCCACTAGACACTATTATCAAATCAGTAAGTGCTAACGAAGTGCTGTTCCGCGGTGCAGAAACACAGCCAACAGATACTATGAACACAGACCAAGCAGAAAAAATCGTGTCAAAAATGGCCAAACGAGCCGCTAAAAAACAATAAGTCATTGACACTTACCAAAATAAGTATTATACTATAAAGAGTATAATAATAACATTTGGTAACTATGATACAACATTTAAAATTTTACATAACCATATTTGTACTGGTGATCATTGCTGGTGTATCAGCATTTGCCAGTATTTTGTCCTATAGGACAGCTTCTGACTATCAAGTTTATATAGAAATATTAGACAAGCGCACTAACGAAATCACAGCAAAGTTAGTACAGCAACAAGAACAAGATCGTATTTTATCTCATCAGTATGATCTACTCAGAACAGAGTTGAATAAACGTGATGAAACAATTCGTCGTTTAACAATTGAATTACACGAAAGTAAAAAAAGGAAAAGATAATGGCTTATTCAGAAAAAGTTTTAGACCACTACGAAAATCCTCGTAATGTGGGCACTTTGGACAAAGATAGTCTAGATGTAGGCACAGGCATGGTCGGTGCACCTGCTTGTGGTGATGTAATGAAACTACAGATTGAAGTGCATGAAGGGATTATAACAGATGCTAAATTTAAAACTTACGGATGTGGAAGTGCGATTGCGAGCAGTTCACTCGTTACCGAATGGCTCAAGGGCAAGACACTTGATCAGGCAACAGAGATTAAGAACTCAGATATTGCTCAAGAACTGGCGTTACCCCCAGTTAAAATCCACTGTAGCGTTCTCGCTGAAGACGCGATAAAATCTGCCATTGAGGATTATAAGAAAAAAAATGATAACAATAACTGAAACAGCAAAAAATAAAATAGCCGATATACTGTCCCAAGAAAATGTTGATAATCTTAAAATAAGAGCATTTGTTGAAGGTGGTGGTTGTTCTGGATTTCAATACGGCTTTACATTTGACGAACATCAAAACGATGATGATTTTGTCGTTGATGGTGTATTAATTGATGCCATGAGCATGCAATATCTAACTGGTGCTGTCATAGACTACAAAGAAGATCTGCAAGGTAGTGGGTTTAGTATTGGTAATCCCAATGCTCAGACCACATGTGGTTGTGGATCAAGTTTTAGCGTATGATAACAATAACTGATCGTGCAATTGAAAAATTGCAAGCACAATTAATTAACCGTGGTCATGGCATTGGTATTCGTGTGGGTGTTAGAACCAGTGGCTGTAGTGGCATGGCTTATACGTTAGAATTTGCCGATGAAGCAAGACTTGAAGACAAGATGTTCAAGTATAATGACGTTGCCATTTTAGTTGATTTTAAAAATTACCCTTACCTGTCAGGTACAGAAATTGACTATGTTAAAAAAGGACTCAACGAAGGCTTTGAATTTGTCAACCCCAATGAACGTGCTCGATGTGGGTGCGGAGAAAGTTTCACAGTTTGATAAACAATCGATTTAACTACCAAGAACTATCAAGAGAAACAGTAGATGGCAAACGCTTGTATGCCACACCCGACGGCAAGAAGTTGCCTAGTGTGACTACAATATTGGATAAAACCAAGCCAGAAGAAGCCAAACAAAAATTAGAAGAGTGGAGACGCCGTGTGGGCCACGAACAAGCACAGGCCATCACTACAGAAGCCGCCAACCGTGGTACTCGCATGCACACTTACTTAGAGCACTATGTAAAAACTGGTGAAGTACATCAACGTGGTAGCAATCCTTACTCTTGGCCCAGTCATGACATGGCTAACTTGGTTATTAAAGAAGGGTTGACACAGGTCAATGAGTTTTGGGGAGTAGAAATTCCCTTGTACTTTCCAGGCATTTATGCAGGTACTACAGACGGTTGTGGCTTGCATCAAAACGCTGAAAGCATACTAGACTATAAACAATCAAACAAACCCAAACGAGAAGAGTGGATCACAGACTATAAACTACAGTTGGCCGCTTATGCAGAAGCACATAACGAAGTATATGGTACTGATATACGCAAAGGTGTGATATTGATGTGTGTGCGCCCAATAGAAGCAAAAGATCAACCCGGGGTATATACAACACCTCCACAATATCAAGAATTTGTCATTGAGGGCAACGACTTTGATCACTGGCGTAGCGAGTGGTGGAAACGTGTTGAGCAGTACTACTTGAAACATGCATAAATATCAGTAATTCATAGGTAAAGAACAAATGGCCATACGTCAAATATCACGCATTACACATCGCAAAGGACTTAGCGAAAACTTACCGCAATTAGCCGGTGCTGAACTAGGTTGGGTTGTTGATGATCGTAAACTATACATAGGTAACGGTACACTCACAGAAGGTGCTCCTGAAATTGGAAACACAGAAATTCTCACTGAGTTTTCTGACATTTTAGGTGCTATAGGCACATATACCTATCAAGGTACAGAAGGTGGGTACACAGTACAAACAGGTCCTACTAGTACTGATCCAAGCAGTCGCACTGTTCAATTGAAACTTGACGACTTTGCATCTGTCAAAGACTTTGGAGCCAAAGGTGACGGCAATACTGATGATACAGAAGCTATCAATCGTGCATTGTATCAACTGTTCTGTGTTCAAGCATCATATCCAGGTGCTCGTCGTAGTTTATTTTTCCCTGCTGGAGAATATCTAGTCAGTGACAGTGTTTTAATTCCACCCTATGCTAAAATTTGGGGCGAAGGTGCCAACTCAACTATTATCAGACTGATCGTTTCATTAGATGGTTCATCCATAGCAGACTATGTGGCCCGTACCTGCGACAACAGTCAAAACATAGGAGCCAATATTGGCAGTAGTGTAAGTCCTATCACTCCACAAAATATTGAAATTTCTAGTATTACTTTTCAAACCACTGGAATGACTGATATATTCCTGGTAGACCGTGCAGAACAATGTTATTTTGACAGCGTTAATTTCCTTGGGCCACTCACAACTAACATACAGCTTAGCAATTTGCCGTTGGTTGATATTGCTGGTGTGCGTTTTGACAGCACCACTGTAGTACCATGTACACAAATTAATTTTGACAAATGTAAATTCAAAGGATTGACTTATGGTGTTTACACCGACCAGATAATTCAAGGTATTACATTCAGTAACAGTGTATTTGATTCTCTGTATCGAGGTATAGTCATTGGTGAAACACCAGTGGGCTCTGGTCCGTTTGGTGTGAGAGTTTTACACAATTTATTTGATAACATTTACAATTCAGGCATTATATTTGGCTTGATTAACTATAACGTAACGGCCTATAACATATTTAAAAACGTAGCCAATGAATTACTTGGCGCAGGCAGTCCAATTGCACCTGTAATTGAATTCCAAGATTCAGACAACGCCAGTATTGGTGATATGTTTCAAAGAGATGATGTAGATGCGGCTGTGTTTCCTAGAGTTGAACTCAGTGGTGAACAAAGTATTGCCACAACCAATGGTAAAGAAATACAACTAGGCACATATCATAGACAGTCTGGCTTAACAACAACAATAGCAAACAATAGCGCATTAACGACACTCTTTACAATTTCAACCACACAAACCAAAGCATTTAGAATGGATTATACATTTCAGCGTGATACAACTATCAGACATGGTACACTCAATGTAGTGGCCATGGACACAGGCGATAGCACAATTACACTAAACTACAACGAAGATTATACTGAAAATAGCACAAGTGGATTGACACTTAGTGCCACAGAAACAGGTGACAGTACTCTATCAACCATCAGTGTACAATATCAAACTACTAATACAGGTGAGGCCGGAATACTTCAATACTCTTTAATGTTTATTGCTTAATGTGGCCAGACCAATTTAGAGAAAGTCTTGCAGAGTGGAATGCCTTGCGAGACTGTTGTAAAAACACCAAAGATTTAGAACAAATGTTACACCTGGTCAATGACTGGTGGTTTCGCGTTCCTATTGTGACCAAACACTTGCATCCAATGGATGTGGAAAATTGGCCAAATCCATGGGAACTATTAAGCGATAATTTGTTCTGCGAACTTGCTCGAGCAGTGGGAATCGTATATACTTTAATGTGTATTGATAGACCTGAGTTAGGCAATATTGAAATACTGGTCACAGATGAAGACAATTTAGTCCGTGTGTGCCAGGGAAAATATACGTTGAATTGGGCACCAATGACCATAGTAAATAACCTGGACACTGAAAACAGAATTAAGTACATCATTGACAGTCAGCAA